GCTTAAAAAGTGAAGGTGTTTATCTTTGGAAATATGCAGAAGGAACTTTGTTTTTAACTGTTGGACAAGAAAGTTATGTCTTAGACGGTTCAACTGCCAATGCGACCGAATCATTTACCCAAACAACAACAAGTGCATCAGCTTCAAGTGGAGCAACAGCAATAGTCGTGACTAGTGCAACTGGTTTTACTGCTGGCTATTATGTTGGCGTAATGAAAGATGACGGCAATATTTTTTGGACAACTGTTGCAAGTGTAGCAGGAACAACAATTAATTTAACTGACGCTTTAACTGATAATGTATCAAATAAAGCAACTGTTTATGTTTACCAAACTAAAATTACACGCCCCGAAGCAATACCATCAGCAAGAAGGAGAGATTCTTCAAATTATGACACTCCTTTAAATGAACTTGCTAGAAATGATTATTTTAATCTTGCTCAAAAAACAGTTTCAGGTCAACCAACTCAATTTTATTATGATAAGCAATTAAGTTCTGGTATTTTTTATTTATACCAAGCCCCTGATGACGCAACCAACACAATTAAATTTACATTTCAGAAGATGTTTTTTGATTTTACAAGCGGGAATGATAATCCAGATTTTCCAATTGAATGGGCTGAAACTTTAGCTTTTGGCTTAGCTTCTCGCTTAAGTTATGATTACGGAATTGATAAAACAAAGGCAGAATTAATTAAAAGAACTGCCGATGAAATGCTTCGTAATTTAAAAGGCTATGATAGAGAAGATTCAATTTATTTTGTGCCAACCTATAATTTGTATTAATAATGTTGCAACCAATCCATTTTGGAATAAATTCATATAAGGCAAAAAGCGGCTTAATTTCGGCAGAAAGAATGTTAAATTGTTATGCTGAAATAACCCCTCAAACGAGCCCTTTTCCAAATATAATTTTAGGAACTGCTGGACTTAATGTTTGGGAAGATACAGGGGTTTCTTTGCCTGTTTATGGAATGCGCGTGATGGGCGAAAATCTTTATGTGGTGATTGGTAATAAAGTTTACAAAATAGACTCAACTAAGACAAAGACTCTTTTAGGAGAAATTACTTCTGAAATTGGTCGTGTAATAATGACTGACAACGGCGATCAAGTTACAATTCAACTTCTAAACGGAATTACTTATTATTGCACAGCAACAGCAAACTCATTAACTCAGATTACAGATAGTGATTTTAACAACTCTGGCTCAATAACAACACTTGACGGCTTTACTGTATCTGCCTTAATAGATTCAAATGAATTTCAATGGTCTAATGTGAATGCTACTCAAAATTGGAACGCTTTAAACGCCGCAACTGTAGAGGCTAATTCTTCCAAGATTGTCAGAGTTTATCAAAACAATTTAGAACTTTGGTTTTTTAAAGAAGATATAATTCAAGTATATTATAATACTGGATCAGGAAATCCTTTATTTCAAAGAAAAGAAGGTGTTTATATTGAAAAAGGCTCCGCTTCAAAATATTCAATTGCCACAATGGACAATTCATTTTTCTTTTTAGGAAATGATAGAATTGTTTATCAAACTATTGGTTATCAATTAAAGCCAATCTCAACTTTTCCAATTTCGCAAGAAATAGAAAATTACACAATAATTGATGATGCAATTGGTTTTAGTTATGTTCAGGATGGACATAAATTTTATTGCCTAACCTTTCCGAGTGCAAACAAAACTTGGGAATACGACATTACAACTGAACTCTGGCACGAAAGAGAAAGTGTTAATAATTCAGGTATTGACGGAAGGTGGCGAGCCAATTGCCACGCTTATTTTGCGGGTAAAAACTTGGTTGGCGATTTTCAAACTGGAATTATTTATGAATTAGACCCCGATGTTTACACTGAAAACGAAACAGTAATCAAAAGAGAAATTATTGGAACAACAATGTTTAAAAACTTTGCAAGAATGTCTTTAAATAAATTTGTTGTAATGATGGACACGGGAGTTGGTATTGCAACTGGACAAGGTATTAATCCACAATTAGTGGGAAGGTTTTCCGACAATGGCGGGAAGACTTACACTGACGAATTATGGCAACCAATTGGTGCAGAAGGCTCTTTCTTAACAGAAGTCTTTTGGACAAAGATTGGCGGAAAAGCCCGCTCTTTTATTGCTAAATTAAATTATAGCGAGCCAACTAAATTTCATATTGTAGGAGCATTTGTAGAAGTGGAAACAGAAAATGATTAATTTACCAAACAATACTCAACCAGTTGTAGAAGAAAACAATATTGTAAAACCTGAATGGAATACTTTTTTTCAACAAATAAAAACAACAATTAAAACTGATTTATTGGTTGATATTGGAATGCCAAATGCGGGACAACCTTTGGTTAAAGAAAATGGCGAAATTGATTCAGTTTGGTTCTCTTTTTTTGAAAAAAGTTACAAAGCAACTGGTGCATTTTTTGGTATTCCATCTTCTCAAGAAAAATTGAGCAGTAAGTGGCATACATTTTTTGAAAATATGTTTCAAGAGTTAAAATAATTGTTGAATATTTATTTAAAACATTAATAATGACTAATGTTTCTTGAGTAAATGTAAATAAGATTAAACATTTATATATTTATGAGAGGATTATCAAGCCTTTACAAAGGTTTATCAGGTGTCGAGCCGACAGCTGATGACATAGGAGCGGTAAAAAAAGCAGGCGACACAATGACTGGTGCGTTAATATTAAGTGGTAGCCCAACAGAGTCTAATCAAGCCACAACTAAATCTTATGTTGATAGCAAAGTAAATCCAGCCACCACCACAACTCAAGGCGTAGCATTTTTATCGAATCCAATCACCATTGCTTTTAATGGCACTACTCAAATGGACATTGGAGCTGGTGTTGTTAATTATGACAACGGAATTGGTCAATTATTGTGTCAAACAATTACTAAAACATTGCAATCAAGTGGATCTTGGACAGCTGGCACAAGTCAAAATGGTTTAGATACTGGAGCAAGAGCAAATTCAACTTGGTATAATATTTTTGAAATTGTTAAAAATAGCGATAACACAAGCGATATTCTTTATTCGCTTTCTCGTACTTCACCAACAGTTCCATCTGGTTATACTTTAGTAGCGTGGATTGGGGCAATTCGCACAGATGGAAGCGGAAATATAAACTCTTCATATTTGGCACAAAGAACTATTTTTGGTCAAATTGTTAGATTTCAAACTGGATTACTTGCAAGCGGAACTGGATTAATTCCTGAAGATAACACAATACCACAAAATACCGAAGGCGATGAATATATGTCTCTTCAGATTGCTCCATTAAAAACAACTTCTAAGTTAGAAATTAATACAATTGCATATATATCAAATAGCGTGGCTAACCCTAGAATCGGAGCATTATTTCAAGACTCAACTGTAAATGCTTTGGTATCTGGTTCGCATTATGATAATACCAATTCTGCTATGACTCCAATTACATTAAACCATTTTATGAACTCAGGAACAACTAGTGCAACAACTTTTAAATTTAGGGCTGGTGGCGGGGTTGCTAGCACTACTTATTTTAATGGCTTATCTGGTGGTCAATTATTTGGTGGAACTTTTGGATCTTCTATAACAATTAAAGAATATTTATAATGAACGGAAATACAATTTTTAAAGCAATAAAATTAATTTACCCTCAAATTGAAGGTGGTTATACTTACTGGGAAAATCAAACAAATTTAGCCGATGGTTTAGTTTGGGAAAATAAAATATTTCCAAAACCAAAATGGGAGGATATTCAAAAACTAATTCCACAAATTGAATTGGAAGATGCCAAAGCACAAAAAATAAATGAATTAAACACCTTTATTTTTGCTGAAAAAACTAAACCTTATACAACTTTTACAGCTCCCGAGTTAGCCCCTTCAATTGTTGGCGGAAAGACTCAGTTTAAGCAAGGTGAGGCTGTTAGTTTCATTTGGTATGTTGATGCTATTCCAAATTCAAAACTAACTCCTGAGAGCATTTTAAACAAATGTAATCTTGATATGACTAGTTGCATTAAAACCTCTATTCTTGATGCTAAGTCAATTGATTTAGCCAGTTTAAGAGCAAATTTAAAAACTTGTTTAGATTCAAAAATAATTCCTTATACAACTACCATCACTAAAGAAATTGAAAACAAAAAAGTTCAATCAACTGGAATGGTTAATGTGTTTCCAATTGCGGAATCATTGGCAAATCATATTCAACAAAGAGAAGTTAATAGCAATGTTTTGAATAGTGTTTATTTAACACAAATTAATAATTGTAAAACTGTTCCAGAAGTTGAAGCAATTAAATTTACAACAGGAGCTTAATGAAATCAGGGTTTGAATTTATAGACGAAGCCGTTTATACGCCAAAAAAAGATAAAAAAGATAAAATCGTTCTAAAAGAAGATTTAAGATTTTATATCAATTTTGCGGGTCAAAGATTGCAAGATATTTATATTATCCCAGCAGGCTTTGAGTCTAATGGCTTTACTATCCCAGCTTTATTCAAGCCCTTATTTTCTAACTTTGATGTTGGCGTTGAAAATGCTATAGCACATGATTTTTTATATTCAGAATTAAAGCCTTTTGATATGTTTCGCAGAGATGCGGATATGGCGTTTTATAACGGCTTACGCAATAGCTCGCTAGAAGTTTGGAAAGCCAAGGCTTTCTATATTGCTGTTCTAATTTTTGGCGGTAGCAAATGGAGAAAAAAGAAATGTTAGATTTTATTACTATTTTTAATTTAATGAAGCAAGCACCTGAATTTTCAATGTTGTTTGTTGCTTTTTTTATTTATTTAGCTCTTGAAAATAGAAAAAAATTTTTCAAACTACGAGATTATGAAAACAAAGACACCATGGGCATTTTTGTTAAAAACGAAATTAATGCATCGGAAGCAAGAATAAAAGAATATATTGACCAAAAATTTAAATCTTTAAAAAATGGACTTTAGATTCTTAGAATTTTTAAAAGAAATAATCAATGATACCCTTTATGCAAGCATTGCCAAGCTTGCTATTGCTTTTTATTTGGGCAAAAAGTTTATTCAATTTCTAATTACCGCATTTAATATTGCTTACAAAAAAAAAGAGGAGCAAAAAGAAGATATTCAATACAAAAAAGATGTTATTGAATTAAAGGAAGCTCAAAAAAAAGCAGATTTAGCAAATGAA